ATCAAAGCGCAGCTAACAACGTACCGACCCGCAACGGATCCGCACTGGTATCTAAGTTCTCCCCGTTTACGCTGTACCAAACCACGCCTGCAAGTTACAGCGGGTACTTTGATGGTACGGGGGATTATTTGACTGCACCCGCCAATGCTGCCTATGCGTTTGGAACGGGGGACTTCACAGTAGAAGCGTGGGTATACCCTGTAATCAGAAACGCAACCTATGGGTCACAGATTGCTGGACCTCATGCGTATACTGTGAGTGCCGACTGGCTTTTTATTATTAACACAGCTGGTAATTTGTATTTTCAGATTGGCAGCTCAAGTTCCGGCGCACAAACATCAACTTCAACTGTTTCTCTCAGTACTTGGTCGCATGTTGCAGTTGTGCGATCTAGTGGAACTGTAACTTTTTATATTAACGGCATTGCGGCAGGATCGGGCTCATACGCTACATCCATAGCCAATACGCAAGCACTCGGTATTGGGGCGGCCAATAACGGGAACTCCGCTACCACACTAACTGGTAGCATTTCCAACCTACGCATCACCAAGGGGCAGGCGTTATATACCACCGGCTTCACGCCCTCAACATCTCCGTTGACCACAACCAGTCAGGGCGCAACGGCGTCGAACGTGTCCCTGCTCACCTGCCAGTCAACCACGTTCATTGACAACAGCACCAACGCGTTCACCATCACGGCGAACGGCAACGCAATACCCGAGCGAGCCAACCCGTTCACCGACACGGTAACTGGCCCCACGCCATACTCAACGACCGCCTACGGCGGGTCTGCGTATTTTGACGGCACGGGTGATTATTTAACCGCCCCCGCCAGCAACTCAAGTATATGGCCCGGATCTGGCAGTTTTACTATTGAGTATTGGCTTTATCTACCAGCCAATCCCAGCTCTGGGTATTACACGCATTTTTCTTACGGGACTTCTGGTTCTGTGTTGCGTGTTTTTAATACGGCAGCAACTTCAAAAATTGAAGTGTTTTCGGGCGCATCCGTAATACTGAACCCTGCGTGGCCAACTGCTGGGCAGTGGAATCATTTTGCATTGGTAAGAAACGGAACGACTTTAACGCTATACATCAACGGTGCGGTAGCGCAGTCAGTAACAAACTCGACTGATTTTTCTACGGGCACTTTGACTGTTGGAGGCGAAAGCGCAAGCAATCCGTTGTTGGGTTACATTTCCAACTTCCGTATCGTCAAAGGCACCGCCGTTTACACCGGCCCATTCGTTCCGCCAGCCGCCCCGGTAACAGCAGTCACAAACACCCAGCTGTTGCTCAACGGAACCAACGCGGGTATCTTTGACAGCACGACGTTTGCCGACCTGGAAACGGTGGGCAACACACAGATCAGCACCAGCGTCGTTAAATACGGTACGGGGTCAATTTACTTTGATGGTGCAGGCGATTGGCTTATTGTCAACTCACCTAACGGCGCTAACGATTACGCTTTTGGCTCCGGCGACTTTACTCTTGAGATGTGGATTTATCCAACGGACATTACAAGCGTAATGCTCTATGACTCTCGCCCCAATTCATCGGCTGGCGTATACCCAACGCTTTATATTAACTCTAGTAGCTCCATAACCTACTACACAAACGGTTCTGACCGCATCTCTGGCGCGTCAGCAGTGATCAACACTTGGCAGCACATTGCACTTGTTCGTGCAAGCGGGACCACCAAGCTGTACATCAACGGAACGCAGTCCGGCTCTACTTATACCGACGCAAACACATACCTTAACGGTGCGTCTCGTCCAATTATTGGGGTGGATGGCGGTAATACATCACTTCAAAATTACGCTGGGTATATTGATGACCTGCGTATCACCAAAGGTGTGGCCCGTTACACCGCCAACTTCACCCCGCCAGCAGCGGCGTTCCCCAACTTCTGAGGTAGACCATGCTAGTAGCTGAAGTTATTGACGGGGTTGTGATCAGGGTGGCCGATTGCCGGGAACTGTGCGAATGGTATCCCCCAACGGACGAGCAGCTGAGTGACCGCAATTTGGTTCGCGTAAACCTATTTCGAGAGTATGATAGCGAGACGCAACGCCTTGTGCCCTGCGATCCCGTGCTGGAGGGTGACTGGGTGTACATGGTCGCCGTGGAGGACATTGAATGACAAACGCAGCAAACCTGGCGACTACAGGAGCTTTGGTCAACAGTTCCGGCCAGGTTCCTTTGGCGACCGGGGTAAGTGGCAACCTGCCGGTAACTAACCTGAACAGCGGGACCAGCGCGTCGGTGTCCACATTTTGGCGCGGGGACGGCACCTGGGCTGCGGGTGTTTCTGGGCCTACTGGCCCGACCGGACCGACCGGACCGACCGGTCCGACAGGGCTTGGCTACGCTGGGCTGACATCAACCACATCAATTTCTATTGGGCTTTCATCAAAGACTTTTACGGTTAATCAAGCGCAAGGCACAAACGCTTTTGTTGTTGGTCAATATGTTCGTGCCTTTGGCGCGACAACAACCAACTTTATAGCCGGTCGAATTACGGCTTACACCGGAACGTCATTGACAATAAGCCCGGATTACACTGGTGGCTCTGGTACATTTGCATCTTGGACAATTACGGATACTGGTTCGCAAGGCGCTACCGGTCCTACCGGCCCAACCGGACCCACGGGGCCGACCGGCCCCACCGGTCCTTCTACGGCTATTAACGCAACGGCTAGTACAGGCGCTACAGTTCAATATGTAGTTGGTGTGGCGGCTGCGGGGTCTAACCAAACGCCTATTGTCTCGACGACATCAGCGGTAACTTTTACTCCTAGTACCGGAGCGTTGACGGCAGTTTCCCATGTGTCCAGCTCCGATGAGCGGTTGAAAACCAACTGGCGTGATCTGCCTCCTGACTTCTTGGCGCTGTTGGCTCAGGTCAAGCACGGTATTTTTGACCGCATTGATAGTGGGAATACGCAGGTTGGTGTGAGTGCGCAGTCCTTGCAGACCGTGCTGGCGCAGTCGGTTGTTGCTGGAGACAAGGGTTATCTGACGGTAGACTACGGCCCGGCAGCGTTGATCTCCTGTATTCAGTTGGCCCAACGTGTCCTTGACCTTGAGAAGAAACTGGAAGAACGTAATTGAGTCACCTCCCAATCTGGTACATGGGCGCCGTGCCCGAGGACATCTGCGACAAGGCGGTGAAGGACTTCTCCTCCCTGCCGAGCAAAGACGCCACCATGGGCAGCCAAGGCGAGACTCAAGACGTTATTCACCGGAACACTACCGTCCGGTTTGCTGGCTCCAACCACTGGTTTGACAACTACCTGGTCCAGACGGCTTTTGCCGGGAACAAGACCTGCGGCTGGGAGTTCCACGTCACGGACAACGAGAACATCCAGTTTGCCGAGTACGGGCCGGAGCAGCACTATCACTGGCATGTGGACGTTTTCCCCTTGTCGGGCCTGCCCTTGGACCGGAAGATGACGGTGGTCTGTTTGCTGAACGATCCCGCCGAATTTACTGGCGGAGAGTTCCAGATTCGGCTATATTCCGAGTACACCGCACCGCTGGTCAAGGGGTCAGTGATTGCGTTTCCATCGTTTTTGGAGCATCGTGTGGTGCCGGTTACGTCAGGAGTGCGTAAATCGGCAACAATGTGGCTGCGAGGCCCCCGTTTTCGATAAGGACACAATATGTCTACATACTCTCCTGATCTACGGATCGAGCTGATTGCCAACGGCGCCCAACCGGGAACCTGGGGCACAACGACCAACAACACGTTGTCGTACGTCATTGATCCCGCTATTACGGGGTTTCAAACCGTAGCAGTGGCATCAGCCAACCAAGCGCTCACCTACGTCAGCGGGTCCACGGCAACGGCGTCAGCCAACCAAGCCATCTACGCTTCGCTGGCTTTTACGACTGGACTTGGAACCTCGTTTAGCGTCTACGCTCCGCCCAACCCCAAGCAGTACGTCATCTGGAACAACAGCGCCCAGAGCATGACGATCTATAACAGCTCAGTCCTTGGCAACACAACTGCGGCTGGCACAGGCGTTACGATAGCAGCAAGCAAAAAAGTTTTTGTCTTTAGTGATGGGACAAACTTCTATACCACTGATCTTGCTTCTGTTTTAAGTGTTGTCAATGGCGGCACGGGGGTTACGACGTTGACTGGCGTGGCCTACGGCAATGGAACATCTGCTTTTACGGCAGCTACGGCAAACCAATTAGTTTCTGCAATCGGTTCCACAGCCGTGACCAACGCGTCTAATGTAACAACTACCAACTTCACGATCACCGAATCTGGTGGTAAGTTGATTTTTAAGTATGGGGCAACTACCATTGCCTCAATGACTTCAGCTGGCGTACTTACCACGTTGAGCGACGTGGTGGCTGGTAGCACACCGTAATTAAGGAGATAGAAAATGGCAATCACAGTAAGCGGAACGTCAATTACGTTCAACGATGCGACCGTACAGACTACTGCGGCTACGTCATCTGCAACCTCGTCAGGTACGACTTTTCAGGCTTTTTACACAAGCGGCACGTTTACTGTCCCAACAGGTATTACAAAAATACAGGTTGTGGTATTTGGTGGCGGTGGCGGTGGTGCAGTGGGGTATGGCGGTCAAGGCGGGATTGGGTCCGCATATATATCAGGTTTAACGCCTGGTGCAACAATTTCTGTTACTGTGGGGGGTGGCGGTAACGGCGCAACTGGATCTACTGGCGCAACAGGAGGTACGTCTTCTTTCGGTTCATACATATCCTGCACTGGGGGTAGCGGGGGCTTGGTAGGTGGCGGTCTTTCCGGAGCAAACGGTACTGCTACATTTTCTGGTGTGTCTTTAATTACAGGAAAGAATACTGTCTTCAATCCTATCGTTGGTGCTGGAACCCAAGGTGGTTCGGGTGGCTATAACCCTTGTGC